GCATAGTCGTAAAGTCTATCTTGTCGGCTGTAATAGACTTTTCTTTGATTGATTCAGCGGTAATACTGTCTTTGGCTATATTCTCAGCCCCTACAGCACCTTTTTTTAGAGAACCGTCGCTTTTATGAGATTCTAGCATTGCCTCGGCCAGGTCTTGTGCCCAGCTAGCAGTAGGACCAGCTTGAACAATATCCCCAACTAAGTTGCCATCATCTATTGCGTTATTCTGGATTTGTAAACTAATAATCTGACCAGTAGCCTTATTTGCCATACCCTTCCAGTCTCTCTGACTACCTGGGACCACTTTACCTGTTGAGTCTACCCTGTATGTCATAAAGTGCATAGCAGTATCTTCACTCCAGCCAGTTAGACTATCTACAGATAGAGTATCAGAGTTTGCAGGTCGTGGGGTAACTACTCGCGCTACGTTAGGATTGCTACCGTCTTTTACTTTTGTAATTTTGTCACTAATACTTGCCATTTTGTTATTCCTCCTTTAGCTTTGGTCTTTCGTGCCAATATTTACGTATTCAAATACCACTCGCGATATGCTGTAACTTACGCCAGGGTCTGATGAACTCCAACCGTATTGCACCCAGTGAGCGTCTTCATCCACTTCTAGCTCCACCTCTTCGCTAGCAGAGTTAAAGGTTTCAGGTACACCCTTCACCTCACTCCATCCGATAGAGCTCCAACCAACGCCTGGCTCGCTCCATCCAGTACGACTTGAAGACGCTCCGAAAAATCTTGTCTCCGTAAACGTCTGTAATCCGTCTTCTGTTTTAATAGTGGCGGTAAGATTAATACGTCCCTGAGGTCTGAGTAGTACAAATACCACCTTCAATACACGCGCCCAATCCCTTCCAGTCTCTTCAAATCGCAATTGACCGCTTTGTGCGCTAGTGTTAAACGGCTTTCCATCGTCGACTGTAGTTGCACCCTTAGATAGCTCAACTATCTTGTTCCCTTGAACTATTAAGAAGTGAGTTATACCTGAGTTATCGTTGTATAATGTCATCCAGTCAGCACGAATACTCCACGGTTTCATCCATGCACCTCTTCGATCGGTGTCATAAATCCATATCTGGTTATTGTAATCAGCGGCAACAGGTAACGCCCAATAGACACGACCTTCAAATGCCAACCCTACGGCTTTTTCTATAGCTTTACTGTTTAGGTTGCTAATAGCGTCTTGAATAGTGTTAGTAATTCGTCTTGTAGATAGGACGTTCTGTAATTGCGGTAGAGTTCCTGTAGTATTAAATCCACCACGGCTTGGATATAGTAGGTCGTTATTGTAAATGACTACAGCGTCAGGGCTATCTGTACCGTCGGCGCCAGTATCTTCTTGTACTTGCCAGACTGTAATAGTATCTTCACCATAAGTAATGTTTGTTGGTGTAATATAGAATCGTTTACCAGTACCGTTTGTACCGTTTGCTAGGACCGTTACTTTAGGGTCGCCTTTACCATCTCGATATGGTCGTACTGCAAATGGTACTTCCTTGGTACCATTCCCCACGGGTGTATATCCACCACCATATCCAGGTGAGAAGTCTAGCTCATGACCATAATCACCACCACGCCATACATAGAATTGGTTATCTTTATCGCCAGTCATCCATATACGGCCATTAACTACATCGGCTCGTGTTGCTTTTGGACCAGCCGTGTTATTGTCTTTTGGTAGAGGCACTGACATGTCTAGGCTACGTGATCCATTGTCTACAAATACTGTCTGATCCATTGGCAGTGCGGCAGCTAGACGATATAATGTAGGCTCTCCACCACCGTCAACACCAACACCACAGTAAATATTCCATGACTTAGCTTCTGTACTGTCTGGACGTTTGACCGATAGGTTATGTTTTTCACCATTCCACATATCTCGGTCTGTAGAGATTGCTTGAGATAATAGAGGCGATCCTGCGGTTTCACCAACAGTAGAGTTAAAAGTAACTGCATAAAACACCTTAAATCCTGTACCAGTTAGCCCTACGTTTTTATCTAGTATTGGCTTTGCTGGGTCTGATATTTTCTGAAATGCTACTATCTTCTTTGTCGGTATATCCAAGTAGCTAAGAGTATCTTCTCCATTCATAACTAGAAGGTTGTTGCGTATCTGCTTGAAATGACCGCGGGCGGATTCGTGATATTCTTTACCTTCTACAACTTGCCAGGCTGTGTCTTCACCTTTAGCTATACATAGCTTTGTTTTGCCATTTATTCTTTGAAGACAAGCTAGCCAGTTTACAGATCCGTCTTTTGTAGTGCTACGAAATTCAGCCAATTCACCTAAGACTGTTCCTAACGGCTGAGGACCATATTTAGCAGTACCATGTCGCACGGTAATGACAGAGTCCTGATCCAATATCATATTCTCAGACGACCTTAGACCTCTTAGCGGTGAGCGACCATCATCAAATGCAGTAACCACGCCGTTTGTCCAATCCTCAACTGACAGCCGCTGTATTTTTGGTGCTTTAGTGCTGCTAGGGGGTTTTAGCATACGTCAGACACTCCTGTAATCATACTTAGAGGTGCATATCTAGCTTGACTAGCATTATTCTCTACCATTTTCTCCATTAGCTGGTTGGCTTCATTGATGAGATTGCCGTATTGGTTCTGTAGAAGAATGTCGTTGCGAGCATATTCAGCCGCACACATCACCACTAGCCACATTGGATTGTCTACTGGGACCATATCGCTTGGGCTTGTCAGCAGTGGGGCGTGTAAATATACAGGTATTGTTATTTGCCCTCCAAGTACTGGGTCGTCACTTCTTATAGGATCGATAAATACTAGTTTATTCCCAGAGATAGTGCAGCAGTCTTGCCCCTTATACATTCCAGCTTGCTCTGGTGGCACTGTAGTGTATTCTTTAATCTGATTGTCTTTTTTGACCTTTATGGTGTCGCCGTATACGTTGCTTACCTTGGCAACCTTAGTAAAGTCAATTTCATATTCCTGATTCGTCGATAGTGTTCCGATATCGTAATTAGGGTCATATAAAGACTGCCAATCAACATTAGGTTCACTTTGCCATACAGGGATATACATGTTAGCAATACCTAGTATTTTCTGGTATTTCTTGTCTGTTTCTGGTAGGTTGCGCACCTTACCAGTAGCTTTCAGCATGACTGCCGATATAAGTTGCGTAGTGTTCATGGCGTTTTTCCTAAATTAAAAACACGGAGCCGGCTTATTATTGCCAGACGCTCCGTGTTCTTTAGGTCACGCTGTTTTCTGCTTATATTATATCATAATTATCACTATTATGCTTTCTTAATGCGGATTCGCGTGTTTTTGCCGGTGCTTGCACCATTCCACTTTTTTAATGTGTTAGTTATCTGTTTTTGAGTGTTAGTCTTGCTTATTAGGTTTTGTCCAATTTGGTTTATACTTGTGTTTTTTGCGGATGATTCGTTAGCTTTTGGTGCAGAAGATGTTAGACTCATACTCTTAGCGGTTGCAGAAGCTAGTGGAGACGCGCTACCGCCGCCGCTTGACCTACCGCCTCTTCGTCCTCTACCCCTTCCACTACCTGAGCGTCCAGAGCCACCTGAGGTATCTTTGGTTATCTTATTGCCGTCAGTGTCAAACTGAGTAGCATTAAGAGCGCGTGCTTCCTGTTTAGTTATGTAACCCTCAGCGCGTAGCTTATTGATTACACCATTTTTAGCAAACATTTGTCCTGTAATACTCTTTCGGCGACCATTGGCTAGTTCTTGTATTAGATCCTCGTGTGATGACTCTTGAGCCTTTTGACGCCAGTAATTGTCCATCAGACTTACTTCATTATGGGATGTCATCGCACCGTACTCAATTTGATCCTTTGTATATCCAGATTCTTTGTAGTAGCGCTCTTTTACCCAGTCTGGCAAGTCTTTGTATTTACCAGTCATCATATTGACGGCAGTTTTAGCTTTGTCTACCTTTTCTGTACCGTTCTGTAGTTTATTTAATGTTGCATTGAATGAAGTAAACTCTTTTTTAATAGTTGATGTTTTATCAATGTCATACGCCTTCATCCAGTTGCGATAAGCTTCATCACCTTGTCCTTGAGATTGAGCAAGCTTTTTGTATACACCCTTTTCTACGTTACCGTTCTTATTTACTAGCAATCCGTCTTGGAATGTATAGTCGCCCTTCTTTAGTTTCTTTTTAATTGAAGCGGCTTCTTTCTTGCTTAGTCCTTGTAGGTCTATCTGATTATCTGTTGCTTGTTTTTGTTGTGGATTATTGTTGGTTGGCATGTTTATTTGCATACCATTAGACGCGTTAGCGACTAGACCACCAGTCTTAAATAGATTGACCCACGAGCTCTTTCCTTCTTCTACTTGCACTGGTATTAGTGCGTTTTTACCGAATAGAGCGCCTTGGACCAGATTGAATGGATTGTCTTTTTCAAACTCAACCTTTGTCTCACCCTTGCCGTCTTTTACTTCGCCAGAGTGAGCTGCCGCAATACCCTGAATAGTTTTCTTTAATTGGCTACCTGCTGGCAATTGACCTAGGATGTTATACATAGCGTCTTTAGTTTTCGCCTCTGCCTTATCATCATCACCATCTTCACGTGCTTTAGCTGCCTCGTCCAATTTGCCCTTAGTATCAATCAATTTACGAGGTAAATCGACAACTGGTATTGTACCGTCGTAACGTCCTAAGTTACTTTCTTTGCCGAATAGCTTCTTGCGATCGTCTTTTGTTGTTGCGGCATTAACCATAGCTGTAGCTATAGGTGCGGCTGTAACTGCCTGGCCAGCTACTTTTTGGATTGTACGCTCTAGTTTAGCTTGTACTGAATTGTCTTTATCGTCATCATCACCACCACTCAACCAGTCACCTACAATCTCGATTAGTGTACCTAATGGATCAACCCCTGGCTTATTTCCAGTTAGCGCTTCTATCGCACTATATGCAATTGCCGTATTGACAGCTAGTGCCACCCTTTGTTTATTAGACATCTGGTTCCATACATAACGGTTCTGTTGTGTAACTTCTCGCGTGAACTGTAAGAATGATGCAGGCAATAGCCTATTGTATGCCCGTGGGGTACTTATCTGGTCGCGTAAGGTCACCGTGTCATTAATGAATCGTTCTGCGTATCTAACTGCATCCGCGTCACTTAGTCCATTATTGATTGCCTGATTATATTTAGCTAAGAAGGTATACTCAATAACACCTCTTTCAACTACTTCCATAGGAATACCAGCAGTTTTCATAGTTTTTTCAAACTTGGTGTCATCCGTCAGATTGTCATCTGCATACCTTAGGGCTAGAGCGTCAGACTTCTGTAATATAGCTTTACGGTTTTTTAGCTTGAATGCCTGTATTAATGCTTTCGGGTTAGTTGTAGAGAATAGAGCGGGTAGTGATGCCGTTTGAGCTACCACTGAATTCATATTGCCGACAATCTTAGATAGTGCCGCTTGCTTCATTAATGCCCTACCAGTTGCATCTGTTAATTTTCGCATTTTACTTGGCTCTGTATCATTTACGACTCGTTGGAATGGGTCTGTCTTTCCAGCTAGTCGGTTTGCGTGTTCTTGGACAAATCCGACAAATTGAGTCAGTCCGTTTGCGCTATCAGACATCAGCTTCATAAAGTTTACGTCATTAAGCATCTTATCTAGACTTTCAGCCATATTGTTGGTGGTTTCTTTTAGACTATTTATATCTTTTGCGTCTAGTTTCTCTACACCAAACTTGTCAGCTTTTCTAGCCAGACGATTAAGTTCTTGTATACCGTCTATCTTTCGGCCAATTGCACGCTCTAGTCCGTATAGTTTATTTCTTACTTGCGTTAGCTCTTCAGCGTCGACCTTACCAGAAGCAGCCGAATTATACAGGGCGTCTACTCTGTCAGCTAGCTTTTGTATACCGCTAGTACCCTTACCTGCAAATTCTTGTCGTGCTTCACTGGCCGCACGCACTGCCACTTCCAGTGAACGGTTCATTGTAATAGCATCTGTCATATGAATGTTATGTAGGGCTATCTTGCTATATTCCATTAGTGGCGTAAATGGATCTGTTGGCTTTACGTCACCTACACGTTGCATAGCGAATTGATTAAACTTTTGACTTGGCTTAAATAGTCCTGTACGACCTGCTAATTTAGCTGGTAGTGATTTACGAGATTCAATGGCCACATCTCCGCCAGATAATAGATTCTTCGCACCGCCGTACATAGCCGCGATAGCTCCCTTGCCAGACAGCATTTCTCCTAGGTGCGTAATATAGTCTTTACGCTCCATAATTGGATCTTTACCTAACTCTACCCTTTTTTCGTTTTGGCGGGCTAGCAGGTTCTTATATACAGCACGTAAGAAGCTGTTGTATTGATCCAGCGCTTCAGAGGCACTCTTTCCATAAACTTCTTCAAATACTTTCAAGCGTTCATCATATGATGGTGATTTTTCGCCACGTTTTGGTCGTGATGGTTCAATTACATATACGGCGTCTTGTAGCATTTGGCGCTTTAGTGGACCATGCTTTTTGGCTTGTTTTAGCAAGTTTTTACGATAATCTTTTATCTGTTCACCGATAGCGTTGCCTTCTTTTACTGCGGCGGCGTTAGCTTGACGAGGTGTTTCAGACATAATATTCAGCAATGCCTCTTTAGTTTTATTGCCGCCCTTCTTAAAGTAGTCAAGGCTATTGCTTCGCCTTAATGAGCCTGTTATACGGTCTATTATTCCCTCAGTAGTCCATGTTTGACCTGCACCAAAGCGCATTTCCTTAATCTTACTAAAGTCGACATCACGCATATTCAGGTTCATCTTCTTTTTACCTGCATATATAGTTACGTTGCCGTCAGGTGTCATCTCAATGTAATTACCTAGGATTTGACCAGTTTCTGCATCTACAACCCTACCAGATTCTATATAGTGCTTGTCTGGATCGAATGTAACTAGTTTATCGCTTGGACGATATGCCTTTTTGTCTCCAGTTTGCATATAACCATCAAAAGCACTCACTAGTTCAGCATTTACACCCTTAGAATTTTCTCTCCATATGTACTGAATAGCTAGACCGTCATCAAATGCACGCTTAGCTTCATCATTAACTGCCTTATCTGATCTAATATCGTCTATGAATTTCTTCTGTAGTGGTGAAGTTACTCTTGGCGCTTCAGCGCCTGTTCGCTGCCATTTACCAAAGATATTTCTGTATTCATAGAATGAATGGTATGCGCCCTTCTCATCCTTATAAATCATCTGTCGTGTATTGTGGGTAGCTGTATTTGCAGTAGTTGTAGGTGCTGGGACTGCGTGTTCCGCTCCAGGTAGTTTAATCTTTTCTTTTACTTCTGGTGCTATTTCGTCTATTGGGCGTAATCGTCCATTTTCATCTAACATACTACCAGCGCGGGCGTTGGTGTTTAGTAGCGCCCTTTCTCCAGTAATGTCATAACCCTTCTGTTCAGCCAGCTTAGCAAATTGTTTCGCAACGGCTTTTTCGTCAATACCAGTAGCTACACTAGCATTATGTACTATATCTGCTATTTTGTGCCTTGGACCTTCATCTAATCCTCTATTCAGTATTTCTCCTAGTGCCCGCTGCTTTTCAATTCTCTCTTTTTCTGCCTTAGCCTCTTCAGTACGTCGTTCTTCTTCCGCCTTCGCTTCTTCTATTTTCTTTTGCTTCTCAGCCTCTACCTTAGCCTCTTCAGCATGACGCTCTTCTATCATCTTTTGAGCTTCTTTAATGACGTCTGGATCCCTACGCCATTCTGCCAATAGAGTTTTTCGCTCTCTTTCTGCGCGTCGTGCTTCAGCTACTCGCTTAATTTCATCGATAAATGCGTCGATATCGTCATACCCCATCTCCTGAGCAACCGTATCGATATCTCGCTTACCAGTACGGCGTTTATAGTTAGATGGTAAGTCTCCAGCTAACTCTTTTCCTAGGTGGTGTCGTAGGTCGTCTACATGCAGGCGTGGGATACTCCACGTCAATCCATGACTTCCGAGGATATTTGTGTCATTATGTTCTAGGAATAGATTCTGGTCTATATTCTCATATATAAACTCGTCTATAGCCTCTCTTAATTCCCTAGTCATCTTAGGCTTAGGGTTGGCTTCCATTTCGTTAATAGTTTCTTGAAGAGGATGTTGATAACGGCTGTCTGTATTGACATCTTGAGCATTGTTTGCTATAGTGGAACTAGAATCACCGGAACTAAATCGCCTACTTGAGCGGTTCGCCGGTATTCTTTTTATATTGTTGAAGGCATATACTAATTTACCCTTACTGCTTAGCCCAACATTTATAGTTACATCAAATTGTTGACCATCTATTTCTATACGCGCTGTTCTATATTCAAAACCATCTCTTGCAAATGAGTGTGATTTTGTGTCTGGGGCCTCTGCATATTTCCTAGATACCTTAAGAATATCAGGCAGCTCGCCAGCCATCTTACCCTTAATTAATATGTTTTCAAAAGTCTGATGCGGATCGACATATTTTCGGATTGTATTCCTATTAATAGTACCAGTCCCGTCATTGCCAAAATTCAGTGGATAGTCATTACCTTTGAAGTTTTCATTTAAGTATTTACGAATTGTCGGAACAATCTGCTTGCTAGGCACACCTTCAAGGATATTATTATTTATAACTACAATATTCCTGCCATCACGAGTAGCCTCGATACTCATCGTCCTCACCCGTCCATCACCGCCAGGTACTTGTTGTTTGGTTCTAAACTTCCCCGTCTCCATTTGAGCATAGAATTGCTTAATGGCATCTTGTTTACCGACAAGCCCCATAACAGCTTCAGTAATTCGGTCATATATTGCTAAGACTTTTTGAGGAATACCTAATCTAGTACCTAGACGTACTTTGTCTTCACCGTTTAGTCTTCCGTTGTAGTAATCACTGAATCCGTCAGCCAGTTGTTCTTCTGCTAGTAGGTTCAAGTCGTTTCCATACTGATTGCCGTATTTATTTATTAGATAGTCATCTCCATAAGACTCACGGATAGAGTTTAGTAGGTCTTGTTTGTTTTCTACACGTGTAAGTAATTTATGTCCTAGTTCATGGTTTAGAGTGTCTTCTGTAAGCTTGTTTAGGTTGATTTGGTCAGTCTTTGGATCATAGTAGCCTAATGCTTTCTTCTGCATTTCATTTTGCCACTCATTGAATACAAGGTTCTCATCACCTGTCAGTTGTAGGTGGCGTGCTAGGAGGTTGTTTTGGCTAGCTAGCTCCTGCATTTTAGCACCTAACTTATACCTCATATCTGGGCTATCTGTTGGGTTGAGATTGTTGGTGTATTTGGTTTGATTTGGGCTAAAGGTGATCGCCATATCGTCCATAATCACGCCATCTTTGCCAGTGGTGTCTTTGATGTCTTGAGCATATTTTTTCCATTGCCCATTGTCAGTAATATCCCACAACAAGTCCATATCGTTATCGTACATATCATAATCTTCACGATATGCTGGCTCGCCATCGTTTATTCGTCGATGTAGGGCGTCATACTGATCAAAGGAGATTGTCTTTTGTTTATCGCTAATTGGAGATGTAATATTTGCATACATCTCTTTTACGTTCTTACCGTAATTCTTGCCTGCGTTCTCATCAAACGCTAAATAGTTACCAGCACCCCACTTATTAGATGATGTATTGTTTGGATTGAATACATCAAACTCTGCATCTGTGCCGTGGTATACGGTCTTCAGATTGCCATTTTCGTCTCGGATCTTAGAGTCCTTGAAGAACGCCTCCTGCTCTGGACTTAATTTATATTTCAATCCGTTCTCATCTACTTCACCTACATGATTACGGGCGTATATAGCCTGCTCTTGAGCTTTACGTAGGTTAATCATGGCTGGAGCATTTTCACTCATTCCTTGACCACGCAAGTATTCTTCACGTTGGCGTAGACGTGTTATATGCTCGTTGTATGCTCTGACCTGTGCTTCATGCTCTGGATTGAGCTTGTATTTCATTTCTGAACTAGCTAAGTTCTGTACGTCTTTTGTAGCTTGCTCTATCAGATAGTTTTCTAGTATTCCTGTTGTTTGTTGGCGTGTGGCAACAGCATTTACATCACCGTGCTGAATATCTGACATATTCTGAGTAACGGCTTGTTTTAGTGCTGGGCTAGCGTTAGGTATAGTACTCTCTACTGCTGGGGCTACATTCACCGACTGGATTGGGTGTAATTGATTGTTCTGATTATTAGCTACATTTACTTCTGCGGCTTGCTTGAGTGAGGTGTCGTCCGACGATTGACGTGCTTGACGTTGAGCTATAGCCTCTTTTTCTAGTTTTCCAGTAGCTTCATTTTGATTCATTCGTGCAGTCATTGCACTTGATGGTTGATTGCCAGTCTGTCGCATAGCACCAAAATTAGCCATTCCAGCTGGACCGCCAAGGACCGCGCCCATAAGACCGCTCTTAAGAACGCCTTCTTCATACTTGCGATTAGGATCGTATGTATGCTTAGCAATTGCATTCTCTGCAAATTGCTGAGCGGCTTCTTCCGAACCTTCTGCTATAGCACCTGTTATAAACTTAGTCAGACCTTTTTTGCCGATAGGCGATAAGACCTTGTCTAGCCCAAGCTTCTCTATTCCCGCCTGAACTGCCGCGTTACCATACGCATATGGCAACATCTCACGCGTACTCTTACCCTTAGCGTTTGCATTAGTAATAAAGTCCGCCGCATTTTCTACAAACTGACGTGCTACAGGTACAGCACCGCCAGTGGCTACACCTGTACCTATATCTTGCGCCAATCGTTGGGCGCTTTGACCCGCCTCGTAAGCCGTTGCAACATCCGTGTCGTTCTTCTTGAATACGCCTAGGTCTCGATCGTATTGAGCGTTACGTTGCTTACCTTGTTCTACAATATATTTTCGTATTCTGTCATATGACTCATCACCAGTAATACCATACATAGCGTCTGCGACAGCTAGAGATAGCTTATCACCTGAATCACCAATTGTACGGCCAGCACCGTCAATAGCACCTTTAGTAAAGCTGACAACTGAACGCGTTGGTAAAGTAGCTAATCCTGCCATCTGTGCAATATTGCTATCACGTCTAGCTTTGTCTTCTGATAAATAAGCTCTGTTCTCTGCGTCAATACGTACTTGGCGGTTCTTAGCGATTTCTGGCTCGCTAACACCCCTTGCTCGCATAATGTTGTCTAGCTTGTCGTTGCGTGCTGCCTGCTCGGCTTTATACTTATTGCTTTCTCGTTCTACCGTCTCTAGGGCATTGGTTAAATAGTTCTGATTTGAGGTAAATAGAGGATTTCTTCCAGGATTAGGAAAACTTGGGGCTATTTGTGGTCTATTCTGTTGTTGAGGCTGTTGAATAGCCACTGGCGCAGGCTTTGGTTGTTGCTGTTGGACCTGAGTTTTAAGTACCTGGGTAGGATTATTTATAGCATTCTGGATTTGAATTTGCTTGTTTTCTTTGTTTACCCAATCTTGTTGCCCTTGAGGAGTTAGTACTTTAGGGGCGTCATTGACAGTCTTTTCTGGGATTAATGGCTTTGGCTGGTTATTTTGGTTTAGCTGTTGTGTTGCTTGATTAGCCTGTTGAAGGGGATTAGGATTTACTTTTTGCTGAGCTTGGCTGAATATATTAGTACCACCACCTAACCCAGGTGTATTTACACCAGATAGACCATTTAGTCTGTTAATGTTAGGTTGCTGTACCTGCTGTAGTGGCTGAGGGCGTGGTTGAACTGGCGCTTGAACTTGTTGCTCTTTACGTCGACGCTCGTCATCGCTTACCCAACCCTTACCGCTGAAAAAGTTGCCTACTCTCTGGAAAAAGTCCATTATCTCTAATCCCCTCCTAATTTATTTACAGGTATTGATTCTGTCGTTTACGCTCGTCTTCTTGCTTTAGACGTGTGTTGTAGATGTTTAGTGTTGGGTCACTACCTGCTGCTTGTGGATCTGAAACACCAACTGCTGTATCACCTTCTACCTTGTAGCTGTCTAGGTCTTTTGCGTTGTATTGGACCTTATTGCCACTGTATGTACTTTGCTGACGTCCTAGGTTGTCAATTTCGCTTGATAGAGCGTTTGCTCGTCCAAGGTCTGCGCGTGCGGCATTAGCACCATTAGCGCCCTGTGCGGCGGCTTTCTGACTCTTCATCTGAGCTAATTGAGTTAATAGGTTCTGGCGTGTAGTTTGAGATGACTGACGTGCGGCGTTATCTTCGTTTACTTTCCAGTCGTTAAGCTTTTTGTCTTCATCCGCGTAATCATTCTTAAACTGACCCCATGTGGTGTCGATCTGCTTTTGGTTCTGTGCGTAAGTCTGTCCTGCGCCTGTTCGTTGCTGGTTGGCTTGGTTCTGAACTGCGCGACCTGCTAATTGCATGTCTGAACCTACTGCACCCATACTTCCTAATGAACGCAATAGTCCTCGTAAGCCAACTGCTGAGCGATCGTTAATGTTATTGATGTTTGTACGTCGCTGTTGCTGGTTCTGGCGTGTCTGGTCGTTGAATTGACCTTCTGCCCTATTCCATGAACTCTTTAATTCGTTCTTCTTGGTGGTGTACTGGTTGTTAATATTGCCTAAGCGTACACCTAATTGATTGTCTATACGTCCTAAGCCGTGTTCTAGCTGTCCAATACCTTGGTCATATTCTGCCAACTGAGCGGCACTAGCGCGGTTGCCACCGCCCATTCCGCCACCGAATCCGCCATAGTAGCCGCCTGGCTGATTGCTAGGACCTGGATCTTTAATATTAGCTTGTCGCCAGTTGGCGTATGATTCTTTCCACCATGGGTTGACTGAACGATTCAGAGTTGAAGCGGTATATCCATTTGATGTTTGCTCTCTAACGTCTGGCGACCTGAACCAGCCTCGGTCTACTTTTTGACCCATTAAGAAATTACCATTAAGGTTACCATCATCACCTACTTGGTTAAGAAGAGCTTGCGCTTCGGCACGCCTGGCTGCCCCAGGGTTATTAAGAGCGTGGTACTGCAAGTACTGACGGTATGACGCGTTGTCATTCATAAGAAAAATCTCCTTTCGAGACAAAAGGAGATTTGGGGTTTGTGCTATATACTAGTTATTGATTAAGATCGCAAAAGTGTTGAACAATAAGAGAGTTGCCGTATTTGTCTTTAGATACACCAAAACCAACTAAGTCATAACCCTTGTCTAATATAGCTTCACGATGTCCTTTATTAGATGACATCCAGGTACTTATAGGATTGCGACTATTGCTGTCTGGTACTAAAATATTGGCTAAATTCTCACCGGCATATCGACACTTACTTGGCATATGCTTAAAAACAAATATAGTGCCGCGCGTACCTTCAGGTGATACGTGACCATAATAATCACGATTTTGCATGTCGTCCGCTTTTTCCTGCGCGCTGGCGTTTAATCTTTCGTCCAGTTTTAAGGGTGCTACACCGACTTTAGCACGTTCCTCATTTACCAGTTCTAACATTTCCTGCGCGTCTGGTGGACCTACATCATACTTGCTCTTTGGCTGCTCCTGTTTTTGCTCCTGAGCTACTTCAGCAACTGCTTGAGCGTTTAGACGGGTCTTTAGCCATAAACCACCACCTACACTCACTATGAGAGCTACAATTATAGTAGTGGTAACTATAGCCTTTTTCATGGTTGCATTGTAGCATAACAGGGGTAGTTTGTCAACTACCTACCATGCCATGGTTCACAAGCTATACCGTCGCCGTCTCTGTCTAGTTCTTCACGATAGCCAGGTTCACCCTCACGGATTGACTGAGCTCCGTCTTCACGTGCTTCAGTGCAATTTTCGTAATATACGTCATCTTCATCAGATTTATCTTCATACGATGAATTGCTCCTGGTGTGGCTTGAGTTATTGTTGGTAGGATGAATGAAGTAATGTCTGTATGCGTATAGACCAAGGGCGTATATTCCTCCCATTAGCGCAAGTATCAATATCATAGACAATGCGTCTTTCAGGTAATTATTCATACAGCCATTCACTTACTCCGCCGTGGTGTGAGCAAGCCCCTCTTCCAGTAGCGTGTGATTGCCAGCCATCTCGACAGATAGCTCCAACACGATAGCGTTGTTGTTGTACTGGTTGCGGTGCAGGTTTAGGTGTACGGATGATAACGTGGTTTACAGGTTGAGTTATAACCTCCACCTTATCTTCATACCCTGGCTTGCTTGGTTTACAAATCTTTTTGCTACCAGCTACACCTTGTTGCTTTATAGTTTCAGTGTAGCCATATTGACCTGTTTCACCTTCGTACTGCGTTTCAAACGGTATTTCTTCCGTTCTACAGTCTGAATATGTTACAGGTTGTACTACTGGCGCTATAGTCTGCTGTGGCTGACTATTATTTGCAGCTCCAGCCATACCTGCTACTGCAGCTACGCCAATAACAGCACCAATAGTGCTTTTGATGATTTTGTCCTTAGATACCATTTTAGTAAAGCCTCCCATTTACTTACTAAAGTACCTATAGCATACACCACAAACCCCAAATCTCCAAATTGTAAAAATACTATTAAATTGGATAAGAGCTATCGTCTGTTGTCTGGTCACCAAGAGGGTCTAGTTCTTCGCTCCATACTGACTTGGGCGGCTTCGTATTTATCTCAAACGATCACCTCAGATTGCTACTTATACAACGCTGCGACGCACGCTTCCTTCTTTTTTTGGATGACAACGCGCTCTCGTTTTTTAGAGTCACACTTCGTGCTTAATTGTAAGGTTATTATAGCACAATCTAGAGGTTAGGGCTATCAATTTTAGGTGTACTCTGGTTTTCAATGCGGCGCTGTATTTTTTCAGTATCTTCAGCTGCTGGAAAATCCTCTGGGTTCATACCTTGCTGATTGCGAATAGTCGTTCTAACTGCGTCATTATTATCATTATTATCATGAAGTATAGAGTCGTATGATGATATTCCGTAGTTTTCTATATTGGCTGCAGTCATCTCGTTTGCTAATGTTTTACCGGCTAGTACAACATTATGGGCTTTATTTGCCCAAGGCTTGCTTCCAGTGTTTAGTTTCCTTTTCATCTGCTTATTAGTTTTGCCGCCGAAGAAAGACTTATCGCCATCGCTTTTTATTATAGCTAACCCTCTTGGACTAATACCCGCCTCCATTATACTAGAAGATAGCCTCTTGTCTGATTCAGAAAATTCACGTCGGCGTGCAAGTCTATCCATATCTTGATGGTATTTCTCAGCAATTTCTTGTTTGCGCGTTTGTGTTGCAAAATAGTTCTGGGCTTCCGCAATCCTAGGTTTTTTGGTTGGATTACCGTTCTGAGCAATAACATAACATGCATATCGCGTTAGTTTAACGTCTTTTATACTCCTAGAGGTCGCGTTGTTGTATCCAAGCGATACCATTTTGAGGACTTCCTCAAAATGGTTTTCCACAGGCAGTCCAGCTTTTGTTACAGATATTTTAGACCTCTGTACAACATCGTTGAATGTTCTCCAGTTAGTATATCCAAGGGCTTCGCCAAGCTCCCTAGCATACCAGAACTCACCTTGCTCATCTTCATGCTTGATAGACTCAAAAATGTTATCACTTTGTTTGATTTTTAACTCACTTGTCATACCTTGATTATATCAAAAAGTAAAAAGCTGCCGGATAACTAAATCAAGCAACTTAATTTCGATTCGGATTTTACTAATTATTTATATCCCTTTCGCCGTGAGTATTCGTGTATCTCTTCAGTTATTCTCTCTACGGCGGCATCATCGTCTGCAATGTTGGCTCGGATTAGCCTACGACGTAATTCGGTGAGTTTTTTGTCTTTTAGCTGGCGTAATATCTTGTTGAATGTGTCGTGGGCTAATCTGCGCTCGTGACGGGACTTAAGAGGGTCATTAAACACCTTATGTAATCTAGTTAGATCGCCCTCTCTCGTCCAGTCCATAGCCTATTAAGCTCCAATCCAAGGATCAGTGACTTCAACCTCTGGGTCTTTGTCGTCCCCTGATGGTACTGCTTCTTCAATGACTGCAATAACCTTCTGCATATTGTCGTCGTTTGTGTTGCCATAAAATTTCTTAGCAACCTCTAGGTGACTTAATCCACTGTTATATGCTTCGATGATATCTTCCTTAGATACGCTACGACTTACGATTTCACCGCTAGTTGCAGTTTCTTTTGCGCTAGCGATAATCTTTTCAGCCTCTTTTTTAGCGTTGGCGATAATCTCTTCGGCTGTAAGCGCGGTTGTATTTTTCTCTGCCATTTTATCGTTTCCCTTCTTTGGTCGTAAGGGGCAGTGTTTAACCACCCCTTACTGTTATTAAATACTAGTCTTTAGCACCAGTCTTAACGTTGATAATCCACTTTGGATCAAGGATTGCCGACGCAAACGCCTCAGCCTTCCAACCAATGGTCATAAACTGGTTGAGTGGGTTAGATGTATCACCCTTGTCTGACTGCTTGATGATGATTTTCTTCAAGCCGCTACCAGCTAAGTCGACAACGCCGAATGCTTCTTGACCGTGAATGAAGTTTGAGTAGACAGTTGTTGTACTTGCCTCTTCCTTCTGGTTGCTTGACGCTTCGATAAAGCGGACTTTATGCAAGCGACCTAGTTCACCCTTGTATAGTTCTGCACGGCCAGTGTACTTCTGAGCGTCAATCCAAGCTGTATCACCAGTAATGTTGTATGCAGTATCTGGACCAACCTTACCAATGAAGAATCCGTCTGCATATGGGATTGCGTTGTTCTTCTTCAATGTACGTACAGCCTTGCGGATTTCTGCTACCGTCAAGATATCATCAGCAGTAATACCGTTCAATGCAGTTTTCTTATTTGCGAACTGTACTGTAGCACCCTGATGCAATACGTCACGGACCAATGCGTCGATTGTTTCACCTGCATTTTGACCCATAGTTTCAATCGTCTCTTTCATCTCGCGGTCGATTGAAGTGTTGTATAGCATGCTTGAGATTTTAGTCCACTTACCGTAGCCACGTAGAGTAGCAACGACTTTGTTGCTTCGGATAGCTTCGTCTTGTGGGTTTTCACCTTCTGTCAATGGCGTTGTAGCCAAGCCAAATGGTGATCGTTTTGTAAAGGTAACCGTTGTACCAGAGTTTTTTCCTAGAGTTTTCTTTTTAGCACCTTCTAGGTGAATTGTGCGGGCTTCGCTTCGCTCCAAGAACTTTTCCTCCAGGTATTGGATCATCTCGGCAGAAAGCGTTGCGGTTGTGTTTGTTGCCATGTTATTAACCTTTCTTAAATATCATGTCCTTGTCGACGGAGATATTCTTCCTTCTCGTCTGTAGTAAGCTTGGCGAATGGTTTAACGATCCTAGTGCCGCCTCCACGGAAATCACCAGCGTCATTAATCACAGCGCGTTGCTTAGGTGTTTCACCGTCTTTGTGGAATGACTTATATAATTGATATACATCTGTCTTTGAGCCAATGACGTCGCCGTTTTGGTCGTAAACAAGTACACTTTGCAGATACCCGTTTACGGCGTTATCAAGATGTTCATCGTATTGATCAGATTTTGGATCAAACTCTGGGAAATCCCTGAGTGCCATATCTGCCTTATATGACAAATCACTTCTTGATGCTTCGACTTGGGCTTTATAAGCCGCTTCCTCCTGAGCTTGTTGCATATTATCTAGTCGCTGTTGCAACTGTAGGTTCTGCAATACCGCCTTAGCTTCAAATTCTGTGAAGAAGTCACCAGTCTCTGGATTCTCCATCTCCATAATCTGATCTATTGTTGGCAATTGTTGTGGCTGTGGCTGTACAGGTTGAAATGTGCTTTCGTTCTGTGCGTCAAGCTCCAATTGCTGGCGATAAGCTCTAGTTTCGTTCCGTTTAGCAACTAATTCACGAATGATTCGGTTATCCTCCTCTAAGTCGCGTTCTAGTTGTTCACGGCGCGCCTCTTTGCCCCGTTTCGGCTTCCTGTCTTCGTCTGACTCGTCATCAGAATCAGCGTCTTTGCTTTCTTCCTTAGACTTATCGACTTTGACATGTACCACCTCGCCGCTATCTGAGATAACTGCTTTGGTTTCTGGCTCTGAAGAAGCCTCAGAGTTTTGTGTTTCAGCTGGCGCCGACTCAGCGTGGGTAGACTCTTGCTCTACCTCTGTATTAACGACTTCTTGGTTTTCTGCGTCTGACGGCACAGTACCCCTCCTTCTCATTAGATTGTTTAAGCGTCGATTGCAGGTGACGAACCTGGGTTGCGTGAGATGCGCTCCTTTGGTTAGCCAATAGCGAGGATAGCTAACCAAAGCAGAGTACCTTACTACGCCGCTTGGTCAATTACACTTACTAAGAAGCTCCTTTCCTCTCTTAAAATCTCTACAACACGTTTGTTTGCCGATATATAAATAGCTAGTTTCTCTTTATCTGTAATTACTTCTTCTGGTATAGCGTCAGTAGACTTGTAGAAGGTAATGCGCTCGTCCCAACGGTCAAGCACCTTTTGCAACTTATTCATATCTTGCTTAATAGCATTGATCTCGGCTTGCTTAGCCTCCTCTAACCTCTGGTCTTCTTCCTCATTTGGCTGGTAATATTCTGTACTACGCGGATATAGGTTTTCGTCCATTATTCACCCTCCTTTTGGATAACTCCCATAATCGATGCGATTATTTCCTCTTCTGTAAATCCTTTTTGAATCATGCTTGGTACTTCAGCAATTAGGTTTTCTGGTGTGCCTATCTGTCGTAATTCATCTACAATACTTGGCTCTATATCTTCTTGTGGCTCTACTGGGACTTCAGCGACCTGAGCCTCGTCTTCTGCGGGCTGTTCCATCTCGGCTGTAGCTGTTTCATCGGTAGTAGGGACCGCGGCTTGGGTTTGCGCCTCCTGCATTTCTTTCATTTCTTCTTCTGTAACCTTTAGCTCGTCCAATCCATCAATGCCAGAGTTAGCAACAATAGCGTTCCATGCGGCTAATTTCTTATCTACTGGTACTACTTGGTTCAGTGACTGGCTAGAATCTAGCGTCTGAATCAATGTCTTCAAAGAATCTAGCTGTGCCGCTTCGCTGTTGACTTTCGTTGTTGACGCGTCAATCTTAAACTTCAGTACGCCCTTAGCTTTTGAGAAGTCTACAGTTACCTTGTTCTCATCATCTAGCTCTACGCCATCTAGTACATGACCTTTTGCTTCTAGGTCTCGCAATCTCTGTGCAGTGTCTGTGTCTAGCTGGATTATTTCTATACCTTCACGCTCTGCAAAATACAAGTTAATAGCCGTTTCGCTCCACTCCTCAAAGAATGCTTCAAATCCTTTACGTAATGCATTGTCGTCAATAGACAATTGAGCTTGTTGAGTCTTGAGCGCTTGTGGTGTTTTACCGAATCCTGGATTGCCAACCTCTGCGCTAATTGAAGTGTCTGGACTATTGACCAGGTTGAGCATTTGAGACTTTTGCAAGCCATATAAGTTCGGATAGTCGCGGATTGCTGAAGTATCTACAGACATCGCTTCAATACGTACATTCGGGTTCTTAATTTTATTAAGACCGTTTGGCTTGAATTCAAGGGTTCGCTCGTTTACGTCTCCATATACGTTAATAGTTGGACGCAATGCAGCGGCACGGTTGTATTGATAAGCCTGCATATCGCTATCGATCAGGTTCTGTAGAGGACCAATTAGCTCTAAGACGCTACGACCCAGAGGATTGACTCCATCGGCGTCATAAAAATACCAATTTAAGGGTATCTTAGCCCTCGGGTCTTTATTTTTCTTACGTCGCACAATCTTTTTAGTGGCTGGGTTGAATGTAAAGAAGGTTGCGTTATGACCAATTTGAAAACCAGTTATAATTTCAATGTCTGATGGATCAAGTGAGTACTGTTGCTCTGCTTCACTCTGGTCTTTAGAGTCTTTAGTAACGATAGCTTCTTTTATTTCTTCTAGTGCCTTCAAATCCCAAGTTGGTTCGTATAGTGCGCCCTTTGTTTTGGCAGTGCGGCGTCGTTCTTCTTCGGCATCGATAAGCTTGTCTACGTCAGTCTTTTGCCACCACGTGCGCACAAATAAATAGTCGCTATCGCTAGCAGATCTTTTACCAGGCTGAATAAATACATCACGCCATGAGACTATTAAATAGTCTGGAAGTAGCTCGTCATCGTTGTAAGCTACTGACGTAAAGACACACTGCGACCCAAACGACTCACCATTTTCAATAGTTATCCACACTTTATGGATCAGGTCGTATTCGGCGTTGGCGTTAGGTAGGATTTTTTCTAAGTAAACAAATTCAGCAATTATCGGCCATGGACTGTATTCGTCAGAAGTAGAGACTACGCCAGTCGGCAATTGTTGGACGGCGCGACGTGCAGACTTAATGATAATTGAAGCCGCTGTACCGTCTGTAGTTTTAGGAAACGCTTTAGGTATTTTAGCGTGTGGCTTATTTCTGGCAAGACGGGAATATTCCTCAAAAGGCTGCGTTAGTTTTTCTGTATAGTCTTTTGAGGCGCTACATAGATCTAAGATGTTTTCTTCTGTTAAAAAAGAGAAAGCCACTGATTACTCCAAAGATTACTGTTGTTTCAGTAAACTCTGGTTTGTTTCAGTGGTTTACGCTTGTATTATATCACATTTTTAATCAGTTGTGAAAATAATCATTTTACCTGCTTAATTTTGGTATATTCAAATACGACGTCGAATGATCCTTTGTATGATATTCTAGCGCGTCCATCGTAACGGATCGACGGATTGATAAGGCTGTCGTCGTTTTCAATCCTTAGCGTCAACTCGTCAACTTTATCGCGTGCTTCTGCCATGGACGTAACTCGAAAACGTTCTTCATAGTGTAGCTTAGTTGCTATAACAGTGTGATTTTGATAACTGTTTTCAACTACTACAGACGTCTTATCGTCTAGCTGCTGCTGTTCTTTGACTTTTCCAAATTCTGGCACAAATTTTTTCATATTCCCCCTAATTAATTCCACATTGCTGTTAAGTCGCTATCTGCTAATGATTGATTGTATGAGGCTGAGCCTACGTCATCTTCTGGTCGCTGAGCTAGCTGTACTTGATATGCTAGAGAGTCGCTCGCGTCGTCATTAGTTGCTTTAGGAAACATGCTTAGTTCAAGCTCTAAGTCTTTACATAAGTTAGCGTCGCCATGTCTTATATGATAAATTCCTCCGCGTTCATATCGTGGCACTAGTGCTTCAATTCTCAATGCTTTGCTGTGTCCGCCGTGCTTCAATAATTCAACGTCTAGATAAACTCCGCGGCGCATCATCTCTTCATCCCAAACGGATTTCAGGGCTTGAGTAAACTGGTTGTCTTCAATTCCGATCTTGTGTAGGTTGTATCTCTTCCAGTTTGTAAACATGAGGTCGACAAGATCAGTCGCGGATAGTTTTGTGCGATAGCATATTACATTCCATTTGCCTTCGCGGTCGATAAAATTAAGGGTTACACCAATGTAGTCAGTGCCTTGCTTTACGTCGTCTTTACCTCGTGGGTCAATCGTCATAACGTTGTAGGTGTCAAGCTGTAAGACATTGCTGAACTCGCGGTATTTGTACCATGCTTGCTTAAACTTGCGATTCTCTTCATCGATAGGATTCTGCTGATATAGTGCTGAGAATTCATAACTACCCATCTCTGCGCGTTTTTTTAATAACTTCTCAATTGAGAACTTCTCTGGCCATAAAGCCTCACCAGTTTTGCGGTGCGCGTCATCTTCAGTAGCGATAGCTTTATATTCGATTATCTTCCAGTCATCGTATGCTTCACCTCTAGCCTTAGCTTCTCGTGATGCTTTGAGAACTCGGCCTGCTAGGTCGTCGTCGTGCCAACGTGTAAGAATAAATACGATCATTGAGTTGCCTTCCTCACGTGTTGAGAAGGTTGACTTATACCAGCCGTCGCGGGCTTCGCGGATTACAGGGCTATCTGCTTCTTCACGGTTCTTGAATGGATCGTCGATAATACCAATTTTGAATCCACGACCTGTCAATGCACCGCCAACACCAACGGCGGTGTAGCCGCCACCCTCTTTTGTAATCCAGCGACCTTTTGCTCTAGCGTCTGCTCGCAAGCGTGTAGAAAACATCTTGTTGTAAGTAGCGGATTGCATTATATCCCTAGTCTTTTGACCAAAATCTGACGCAAGCTCCGCAGAGTAAGATGAGACTACAATAGGAATGTTTGGGCTTTTTCCTAGTACCCAAGACGGAAACTTCTGCGTGGCTGTATCGCTTTTGCCGTGACGCGGCGGCATGAAAATCATTAATCGGACATCTTCACCTGCAAGCAACCGACGATATCCTTGCTCTAACTCCTTAGCAATCTCAGCATGAAACCACTCCAGTTGGTACTTTGGGTCTATAGCAATGCAGTACTCGGCAAAGGAGCCGTTATCTGCAATTTCTCTAAGAATCCCGACGGTCTGCTCTGGCTTTAAGTAGTTGCTCTGCTTGCTTTGCACTTAGAGCTACTCCTATGTCATTACCGTTTGTAGTCATATCCAACTTGTCGCCGTAAACTTTTGGATTCATCTTAGACATCAGCCACTTGCGTGTATCAATTCTTAAACGTGACCTCTGAACATTCTCGCTATTGAATATATACCCGTCGCCTTCTAACTTTTCCATGTAGTCGTTAGTAGCGTTATCTGCAATATCAATAATCTCTTCAGCCTGCGCATACGATCGTTCTTCACATGCATGCGCGTATTGCTCACGAAACTTATCATTTTCTCGTAACCATCGAAAAAGTGTCTGCATAGAGACCATATCTTTTTCTTTGCATATAGATCGTACTGAATAGCCTTCTGCTATTTTCTGACATATTCTATCTGCTAGCTTATCAGAGTATTTTGTAGGACGCCCGTTCTTTTTAGGTGTTTTTGTAGGCGGCTTTTTAGAAGACTCAGGCTTGCTTTTGGCTGTAGTTTTGGACATAACCAACATCCTCGCTAGTCGCCCGCGTCTTGTGAGTTAATTAAATTATATCATATTGATAAAAATGTTATAATAATCTCAAGATGAACGAAAAACAATACCAAGAGGTTTCAATATACCTAGACGATTCTGGCGTTTTCTCTCTTAATTCTGGGCATGATTATTTTATATACGCTGGATATCTATTCTTGAATAACCATGAGCGTATCGCAGCAAGAGAGCAGTTCAAGACAATGTCTAGAGAGATAAAATCTAGTCTCGGGATGTCGATGGAGTCGGAGCTAAAAGCGGCTGGTTTAGAAAGTAAATATAAGAGAAGTTTGTATAATTGTGTCAAGCTATTCAATAGCCTTAGTGCTACAGTGAAATTGAGCGATGTTAACGAGTCTATTATGACAAACAAATTGTCAATTCATCGATACAAAGACTACGCCTTAAAGAGAATGATAAAGTCTAAACTAGAAACACTGATTGCGTCTGGCAAAATTGATGCAGACAAGCCAGTCTCTCTGCGAGTCTATATTGATCAGCAACACACATCTACCAACGGATACTATAAGCTTTCAGATAGTATAAGAGAGGAGCTAATACATGGGATCCGCAACTTTGATTATGGAATGTTTTACCCTCCGATACTGTTCGCTGACTTTAAGATAAACATAAAGTTCTGTGACTCATCCCGAGATTATCTAGTGCAAGCAAGTGATATTCTAGCGAACCGTTTATGGTGTGGTAGGAATTTCAATCGTCCAAAACTCTACACTAATATCCCATATCATAGTGACATTTTTTTGCCATAATGCTTGCGCCATTGTGCTTAGCATGGTAGTATAGTGGTACAGACGCAAGTACTGTTACACAGCCACAAGCGATCAAATTGATTAAGCGTATTGTAAATACGTCGCCTGGTTGGGATAACCCTTCTGATTCAGAGGGGTTATTTTTGTTCATCGACTATTCGTCCTTACGCTTGCTCCTCATATTCAGATTCTGACAGTGGCGCGTGATGTTTAGCTATCAGGATATCTGCCTTGTATTCTATTGCTGGCTTTATCACGCTGACATAATGCCCTAAATGCAATCTGCCTGACGGCCGAAAGCCTACTATAGTATTTTTACTCATATCTTTTATTTGTGCACCCCATATACTTATTTATTCTTTTTCCACCAATAATATACCTTGTCGTTGCGCGACACATATTGTTCGTTTCCTGTAGTCTTTGAAGCAAGCAACTCATCTAGCTCTTTATTCCATCTCTCAAGATCTCGCTTGTAATTATTGATAATTTGCTTTACGATATCATCTTCATGTTCAACCACTTCAGGCTCTCTGTTGCTTATGTTGAGTCTTATAAGAATATCGTAGCCACCATATCGATTAAATCTCTCCCAGTACGATATTCTTTCTTCTGCATGATCAATTGATCTTACTAAACGCTCAACTTGATTTCTCTTGCGATTATTCATTTCAATATCCTTTCTTAACAGTTTATTGGCTTCTGGATCGTACACTACGCTCGCAGAATCTAAATCGTCAGCAAGATTATACATTCCAAAAAAACGAGCATCACGATTTTGAAGAGAGTTTATAGAGTACAATCTTTTATGCGTAGCTCTACGAATCTCCTCTGCACGCCCACTGCAGCGATGACTATAGCCAGAGTAATAGTTGCACTCTATCCACTTATGGCATTTGTCACACTGGATGGATGGTCTTGATTCATTCTTCGTCATTTCTATCGTTCGACCTTACCTTTTACTTAAAAATGCGATACTTACCATAATTTTCAGCTATAAATTTCTCTGCTCGACAACCTGACGCGAGATGCCAACCTGGAGCAAAAACGACAATGTCAGCCTCTGCCATAATCTCTATGGATTTGGCAAGATACCATATGCCGACGTCTGCGCCTTTAAAAGGGCAGTCCTCCTCTATAATCTGGTCTAACAATTCTAATTTAGAGCCTGGAAAATCTTTTTTGACTTGTTTGAAAATCTGCGACCTAGTTTTTACAATTTCCTCCGTGCTCTTACCTCTCATCGGCATTGATATAAATACTTTCATTTCTCCTCCATTAGCTCAGGGTTTTCGTGGATACTACCGATAACTTCCAACGTATCAAGATTAACCCCCATAGTATCAAGCTCGGAGAAAGTGTATAGGAAATTGTTTTTGACCATTCGCAATCCGAAACCAGCTAAACCACCTGTCCACTCTACTGTGCCGACATATTTACCAGTTTTGCTAGTGAAAGAGCAGATATCACCTTCGTAAATCTCTGTACCGTTTTTGTCTTTTAGTCCTGTGAACTGCTCGACAATATTACCTTCATCAAGTGACCAATATGGCGGTGATTGGACAGTCATAACCTCACCTACTAACGCAAAGCCATAATATGGCAGAGCGTCCTTGCTACTCGAGGCAAGCCATTCATTTTTAGCTCCGTCCCAGATTCTGAATTTGATATCACGCATTAGATTTCCTTAGGTTGTTGATTGTTGGTCGATTATCTTGACCAATAATCTTAATGTCGTTGACGTCTATAAACTCCGCTCCGCAAGCGGCGGCTACTTGATGATATTTGTCTTCAAAGGTGCTGTCACCAAGTTCTATGGTTTCAAGTACAGCATCGGTAAACTCATTTGGTACAGACACTAGGATTGCTTTTCGGTTTTCAGTGTTGTCGCCGAGATAAATTAGTTTATTAGGGTAATAGCCATTGTTTGTCATAGCACGTCCTCCGCCTTAATAATTTCAATATCTGATTTATCAACAGTGCTATCAGCGTTATAAATCTCATCAGCATAGTACTCTATAGTGTCTGCAAAGCCTGGTTTCGATACGACACTATCCCTCGTGGCAGCCTTTTCGGCTTCATCTTGAGTTTTAGCTTCAACAAATACAGTGCCTTCTTTTACTACTCGAACTCTGACTTCGTAAATCATTGGCATCTTCTTCCTTGTTTGGTCAAAACCCTTCTGTAGCATTTCTTGAAGGTCGGTTGAGCCGTTATAGAACTGCGTTATGAATTCATAAACACCGTCCTGAGCCTGAGTGATTTCAATAAAGTCGTCATCTATATCAAGCTCTTCTAATTCAAGCTTATAAATACAATTACCATCGATAACGACATAGCCGTTATCTTCTAGCTCGTATGCCTCGATTTCTTCTACATCCTTATAATATCTGCCCCGTTCTTCCACTGGTATGCTTTTCCAAAACTCTTGTAAGTTAGATTGAAGTTCATTAGCGTCTTTATATTTTTTACAAAGTTTAAGTTTTCCTTTATAGCCTACAGTTTCACTCATTATTTATACCTCCTTATTATTATTTCATCCACGTTTCGCCATCGTCATATGGATTAACGCCGTTTACAAACTTGCCACAATTAGGACACATTGAGGCACCATCAGGGTAACCTCCAACACGATACGGTTTTAGTGATGCTTGATATGCTTTCCAGTTTTTACTGTCGCCACGGATAAGCAATATCTCATCATCGCAACAATCGCGTTTTACCATCCATTTATTGGTGTCCATATAATCAAACACCCAATTGCACCATTCGATTTTAGGGACCATATTTTATACCTTTTCCTTGTCTACACAATTTCGTGCAGTTTAATCCAATTTATTAAGCACAATTTCATATCTGCCATCATCAAGGGTAACCTCTGCACGCCCGCCATCTGATATTTTAAGTATCTCTACTATAAGACTAAGAGCTAACCTCACTTTGATGTCCTCTGGTGCTTGTGCCCACATCACCTCTATTGGATGTATTGAAAACATATGATCCCTCCTATTTAGTTATGTGTTCTAATTTCAACCGCAGAACTGGTGTTGGCTATATAAGGTGATGATTTGCCGAGTTTTAATTTCCTCGAATGTGAGGGAATTAGGTTTCGTAAAGTCACATCACATGCTACGAAGCTTTCTATCAATAAGCAGATACCCCTAAGCTCATGATTAGGTACTTATTTTCAAGATAGCGTCTACCTATTCCGCCACTTATATAGCCAGTTGACAACACCAATTTGTATATCATTAAGTGAGTTAATTTACTTTAAGGTTTGATGTTGCCAGTTGATAGCACCAAATGATAGTTGTGTAGAATAGAAAAATAGGCATACAATTTTTTCCCGGTAAACAAAAAAGGTGCGTTGGTGCTACCAGTTGAACAGACAATACACGTTGCACTGCAGGTTGCTTCAATTCCAGCTCACAACGTTTCACGGTTTGAGACAGCGCACCGGGCGGGTGTGGTGCGCCGACAGAAAGGAGTTGTGCATATCATCTGTCCAGTTCTGCGGTTGATGTTAATGTTCTAAACCATTTTTCTCATGTGGGGAAATTGGTTTTCTACTGGGTACGATTTGTACCCGTTTATTTACGCTTACTGATACGACCGCCTTTTTTACCTGCACACTTTTTTACAAAGTGAGGACCGTCGATTAGGTCGCAATCGCATTCAATATCTTGTGCAAATCCTTTACAAGTTCCATGACTTGCAAATGTAGCAGAGCCACCCTTTCGTCCAATTTCTGCATAAAAGTTCGGGTTGCTTGCTAGGTTTTTCTGAGCGGCTTTTAAGCCTCCAGTCCTATTGCCAGCCATTATTCTTCCTCCTTAATTCCAAAATAAATCTTCCAATCTTGCTCGTTTTCTCTGATAGATTTTTCAGCTTCTTCTCTAGTCGCATAGCGTACAGGTTCACCAGCGTCACAGTCAGCAAGTTCACACGCGGCGAGCGTTTCACGTCCATGGTCATAATAGATAATCCACCCACCCTTGCCATTCTCAAAGTCTGGCTTAAATGTTGAGGTTCGTTGTAGTCTAACTTCTGCTAGTTCACGGTCGCGTGCTTTTTCGCACTCTTCTTCAGTGCGGAATACTCTGCCAGTACGCCAAGCATTGTAATCACGTAACATTCCAGTATAGTTTGTTGGTCTTATATTGGCATTCTCAAGAATAAAACACCTATCGCCAATTTTAGGCTTCCAGTGAATACTGTCTACTGGTTCTTTGATTTCCTCGAACCACTCTGTGAGAATATTTGGAAACTTTTTCAGGGTAGTTTCGTGGTAAATCATTATTATTAAGCCCGTTTCTGTGGTCTTTTGGTTTTCTGGAGTACCAGCAATAAGATTTCCTGTTTTAGAGATATATGCTAACTGTCCAGCTTTGAATGTTGGTAAATCTTTAAGTAGTTTATAACGTTTCATATTTTTCCTTAAAATAGCTCCAGTTGCGTGGCGTAAATTGCACGGCTAGCTAATATCTGATTTATACGATGAATTGTGCGTTCACTTTCGTTTAAGTCGTTTAATGCACCTTCTTTCATCTCTAGTAAATCTGTAGTGCTGACTTCATCTAATGACTGGTAGTCGTCCTCATAATAAGGTTTTACTTCTTTTTCCATTTTTCCTCCTTCATCCATTCTTCGTCTTGCTTAGCTATGTTGTACTCTGAGATAGCTACAAGAATAAGAATAAACATCACAAATAGTATCCAAATTAGTGTGAACATTGTGTTTTCTCAATATCTGTAATAAGTTTCTCTAGCTCGTCATCTGGTACAATACCCTCAAAGATATTCTTTACGAGTTCCTTTGATTTTTCATTGATAATTTTTCCTGATAAATCGCCTAAAGCTTCTAGTGTAGCAAGAGTAGCCTCTACATCGTCAGAGTCTATACTGACGAAAGTGTTGGCTTTGTAATGACCATTTTCACTAGATATCTTAATATTTACTTCTGCTACTGGTTTTTTCATATATCACTTCTCCTTGTAATGGATGTATTAAATTGTTTTATGGGAAGAAAAGTCTGGCTGTTACTAGATTTTTGATTAAGTAGGAGACTTTATGGAGTCTAGTCATTTAACCACACACTTTACAAATTTCTACGCCAATGGTACAAACGCAGATCTGGGCACCAGACTATTTAATAATTGTCAGATAGTGCGCTAATCCACTCTTTGACTACCTTCATGTCAGACTCTAAGTCATTTATCCATTGATCGGCAGAAGGTATATCTTCTCTGTTGATTATGAGTGAGTCTACAGTATTACTCATGGCTTTATATAACTTCCATAATGCAAGTACTGCTTTCTTTCTTTGAGTTATCATCTAGACGCTCCTTTTCGCTTATAACGCTTACTACTTTTCTGATATACGACTTCATATGTATATTCAGGGTGGGCTGGTAGCCACACCTTCTCTAGGATCTTACGGCGCCATTTATAGTCATCAGTTTCTACGCCTTTTGCTTCGCGTAAAGTGAATGATCCGTCTAGATTATGTATTCTAAAGTCTACTTTGTGACGATATGGGAATGCTGGATTGCCGTTTTCGTCATAGACCCAACCTTCTATCCTGTATTGAGTGTCATAGTCTTTTATCTGGCCGAGGTTCTTTTCAACTTCTAGCTCGGCGGCTACTTGTGCCTCAAACTTTGAATCGTATATCTTACCATTCATCTCAGTGCGCTTAGCACCGTACTTATTAGTCTTACCAAGTCTGCCTATCTCAGCACCACAATTACGACAAGTAAGTCTTCCTCTGGATATCATGAGATGCTTAGATTTACACTCTGGACAAGTAGCTACAGCCTTAATGCTTTCTAAGTCAAACTTCTTGTGAGTTGCTCTTATGTACATTACTGTTTGCCCTTTTGTTTACGGCGCATACGATTGCGCCAATTGCGAAGACGTTTTATTAGATAGTCTTCACTTTCTAGTCTTTCGTACTCTAGCTTCACTCCAGCTAGTAAACTTTGTTTATCAGCCATTATAGATTCTCCTTATACGCCCCTGTGCGATATGTAGTCCACGCTTTATAGCCTTGAGACTGCCAAACTCGATAAGCAACCCTTACAACTGTTGCAGTGTCGTTTCTATCATCGTGAGGTTGAAAATGCAGACAGCCAACCTGCAATACACCATAGCTACCAACACATACTCCGTGATTCTCAGAGTTGGTAAGATTATGATTAAGCGGGTTACAGCTTCTATTCTCAGCCTTAGCGATAGCTAGCATTAGACTAACATCCCATCCTGAATATTTTGACAGCTCCCGTCGAACCAATTCGCAGCCCGATATCGCAACTGGTTTTGGTTGCGGCACGGTTGGTTCGACTTTCGGATCTGTCTTTGCAGCGCTTTTATCTATCTCGGAAATAGCTGCGGACTTCCGAGTTACTTTTTTAACTGTAATGTTGCTTGACGGACCTTATTATCCACTTCCTCTGTCTTATTGATCTGATATTGAATACCCGCGTAAAATGCTATAGCGGCAGTAATCATGATAATTAACAAGATTGATTTAGCTTTTTCAAGCAATTGCTTCCAGTTGATATTATTCTTTTTTGATTCGTTGATATTTTTTGTATTATTTTTCATTTTATTTCTCCTTTATTATTCGCTTAGCGACTGAGTTAGTGGGTGGC